GACGCCGGACGAGGGCGTGCTGTGGACGCCGGAGAAGCAGTTCGCGGAGATACGGCGCATCGAGGAGGAGCATCCCGACCTGCGGGGACGCACCATACACGGCGTGGCCGACCCCGCCATCTGGGACGCCAGCCGGGGCGAGAGCATCTATGAGACGGCGCTGCGGCACCGCATTTACTTTGTGAAGGGGGACAACCAGCGGATACCGGGGTGGATGCAGATGCACTACCGGATGGCCTTCGACGGGGAGGGATATCCCATGCTGTATGTGTTCGAGAACTGCCGGGCGTTTATCCGGACGGTGCCGGGGCTGCTGTACAGCGGCACGGCGCCGGAGGACGTGGACACCAGTCAGGAGGATCATGTGGCGGACGAGAGCCGGTATTTCTGCATGATGCGGCCTATCGCGCCGCGGACGGCGGAGGTGAGACAGATCGGGGACGACCCGCTGAACATGGCGAAAAAAATTTTTTGAAAAAATGAGGGGGGTTGCACACAAATGGGCAACTCCCGGGCGGGGAGAGGGTAGGGTCAGAACACAGGAAAGGGAGGTGCTGGCATGGAGCGTGAGACGGCTCGGACAGCAGAGAAGGAGACGGGTGCACCGGGGAAGATCGGCGCGGCGGAGGTGAGGGCGGCGGCAGAGGTGCTGCGGCGCTATCGGCTGGGAAAGCAGAATCTGGACCGGCGCATCATCGACAATGAGCAGTTCTGGAAGCTGCGGCACTGGGAGCAGATGGACAAGGCCGGCGAGGGCGGCCGGAGGGAGGATATCAGGCCGGCCAGCGGGTGGCTGGTGAACTGCATCCTCAGCAAGCACGCGGACGCCATGGACTGCTATCCGGAGCCGACGGTGCTGCCCAGAGAGCCTAACGACCGCCGGGAGGCGGAGGAGCTGAGCCGGATACTGCCGGTGATCCTGAAGAACAACCGGTTCAAGAAGGCGTATTCCCAGGCGTGGTGGAACAAGCTGAAGTCCGGATGCGCCGTGTACGGCGTGTTCTGGGACGGGGATAAGCTGCACGGGCTGGGAGACGTGAGCATCCGCAGCATGGACGTGCTGAATCTGTTCTGGGAGCCGGGGGTGCAGGACATACAGGAGTCGGAGAGCTTCTTCTGTACGGAGCTGGTGCCCAACCGGCGGCTGGAGCGGGAATATCCGCAGCTGGAGGGAAAGCTGGGGCGCAGCGGCGTACAGGTGAGCCGGTATCTGTATGACGACAAGGTGGACACGTCGGAGCAGTCGCTGGTGGTGGACTGGTACTATCACACGGAGCAGGAGGGGCGGCAGGTGCTGCAGTACTGCAAGTTCGTGGGGGAGGAGGTGCTGTACGCCACGGAGAACGACCCGGAGATGGCGGAACGCGGCTGGTACGACCACGGGAAGTACCCGTTCGTGTTCGACGTGCTGTTCCCGGAGGAGGGGACGCCCGGCGGGTACGGGTATGTGGATCTGTGCAAGTCGGCGCAGAAGCAGATCGACCTGATGAACCAGGCCATCCTGAAAAACACGCTGGCGGCGGCTACGCCCCGGTTCTTTATCCGCTCCGACGGGGCGGTGAACGAGAACGAGTACGCGGACTGGACAAGACCCTTCGTACACACCAACGGGAATCTGGGGGCGGACTCCATCGCGCCCATTCGGGTGCCTTCGCTGGACAGCGTGTATGTGGCGGTTTTGCAGAACAAGATCGCGGAGATGAAGGAGACAGCGGGCAACCGGGACGTGATGAGCGGCGGCACCGCCGGCGGTGTCACGGCGGCCACGGCCATCGCCGCCCTGCAGGAGGCGGGCGGAAAGCTGTCCCGCAACATGATCGACGACGGGTACGAGGCGTTTTCCCAGGTGCTGACGCTGTGCATCGAGCTGGTACGGCAGTTTTACGACATGCCGCGGCAGTTCCGCCTGCTGGGGAAGAACGGCGGGCAGTTCGCCATGTTCGACAACAGAGGCCTGCAGCCCCGCCCGCTGCTGACCGGCGGCTATCGGGTGCCGGAGTTCGATCTGGAGGTGACGGCGCAGGACGAGACGCCGTATCAGACCATGGAGTACAACCAGCTGGCTTTGCAGCTGTTCCAGATGGGATTCTTCCGCAGCGATATGGCAGAGCAGGCGCTGCGGTGCCTGGAGCTGATGCAGTTCCGCCACAAGGAGACGCTGACGGAGGTTATCCGGCAGGGACAGAAGGAGACGGAGCAGAAGGAGTGGCTGACGGCATCGCTGCGGCAGGCGGTGGCACTGCTGGACAAGGCGCAGGGGACGCATCTCAGCGAGACGCTGGAGCAGGAGCTGCGGCAGCGGGACAGCGGCGGCGGTAAGACGGACAGACGCGTCAACGGCGCGGTGGAGCGTCAGAGACAGGCCACGCGGCAGGCGGTGCGCCCCCGATGATACGGGCGGTGTGCGGCGGCACGCACCTGACGGTGCGGGGGCATGCCGGGCATGGGCAGCCGGGACAGGACATCGTATGCGCGGCAGTGTCCGCGCTGGTGTACGCACTGGCCGGGGTATTGCAGGAGAAGGGACAGCTGGCACGGGGGGACATCAGAGAGGGGTACGCGGACATTGCGGGCGCGGGCGACTGTGCACGGGAGTTCGCACTGGTGCGGTGCGGGCTGGAGATGCTGGCCGGGCAATATCCGGAGAGTGTGGAAATAGGGTCGTGACCTACCACGGAAAGGAGAGTTCGGATGGACGAGCTGGAAAAGACGGCGCAGGAGACTGCGGCGGAGGAGCAGACGGGCGATACGACGGCTCCCGACGCCGGGGAGGATTTTGAGACGCTGATCCGCGGAAGGTACAAGGGGGAGTTTGACGCCCGCGTCCGGAAAATTCTGGATGGACGGCTGCGCGGCCTTCGACAGGAGAATGAGCGCCTGCGGCAGGAGGCGGTGCGGACAGAGCTGCTGCGGCAGCGGGAGCAGGACGAGCAGCTGCGCCGCGCCATGGAGTTCGCCGTGGAGCGGGCGCGGCAGCAGATGACCCAGGCCATCGCCAGCGGCGGCAGCCGTGTGGCGGAGAACGGCGGACGCCGCCGCAGCGTCAGCCGGTGGGATCCCAAGGGGTTAAGCGGCAAGGAGCTGGCGGAGATACGGAAGAGGGTGCAGGGCGGGGAGAAGATCCGCTTCTGAGGCTCCGGCGGGATCTTTTCCGCCCTGCCTGCGTCAACCCGCCTTGACGTATACCCGATACGCCGTCCCCTACGGAATCACGAGAGGGTACGTGCAGGGGGGCGGACAGAGTCGTCCGCCCCTACAAAGGGACGCAGCCACCTACGACGGGACGTCGAGGACGCCGTCCCCTACACACCTTGTCATTGCGAGGAGCGAAGCGACGCGGCAATCCGTTTTCCTTTTTTAGGGCAGATTCCCACGCCAGTTTGCGGCGGGGCACATGGGCCCCGCCCTACGGGGCACGGTGGTCACGCGGGGCGAACAGAGTCGTGTGACCCTACGACGGGACGTCGGGGACGCCGTCCCCTACACGCCTTGTCATTGCGAGGAGCGAAGCGACGCGGCAATCCGTTTTCCTTTTTTAGGGCGGATTCCCACGCCAGTGTGCGGCGGGGCACATGGGCCCCGCCCTACGGGGCGCAGCGGTCATGCGGGGCGGACAGAGTCGCCCGTCGTGATGGAATATCTGCCGGTAACCGCGCGGTAGAGCACCAAGGCACCCACTGCGGCAGGGGGCAGCGTCGCGCGACAGCGCATCGCGGAAAGCTGTGGAGGCACAATCCTTTGAACCGGAAAAAACCGGAAAACCGGTTGCGCGTGGGACAGGTCAGCGCGAAATCATAGCCGACGCGCGTGAGGAAGTCTTGAAACGCAGTTTCAAGCGGCGTTTTTGGTGACTTTTGTCGCTGCTGACAAAAGTCACCCGCCGGAGGCAAAAAAGGGGGTTCCGCGCTTGCGGACATGGGGGACGTCAGGGGCGCAGCGGTCATGTGGGGCGGACAGAGTCGTCCGCCCCTACAAAGGGACGCAGCCACCTACGACGGGACGTCGGGGACGCCGTCCCCTACACGCCCTGTCATTGCGAGGAGCGAAGCGACGCGGCAATCCGTTTTCCTTTTTAGGGCGGATTCCCACGCCAGTGTGCGGCGGGGCACATGGGCCCCGCCCTACGGGGCACGGCGGTCATGCGGGGCGGACAGGAAACAACAACACAGTGAAAAAAGGAAGGGAGAAAGGAATATGAAGATGAATTTGCAGATGTTTGCGGAGGCCAATACCCAGACCACGGGCGGTCTGAGCGCGGAAATGAAGACCTATTACGGCATGGAGCTGCTGGAGAACGCCAAGCCACAGCTGGTACACAACCAGTTCGCGGCCACCAAGGGTTTGCCTGCCGGCGGCGGCAAGACGGTGGAGTGGCGTAAGTTCGGCGCCTTTGACAAGGCGCTCAAGCCCCTGACCGAGGGCGTGACCCCCGATGGCAGCGGCATCTCCGTCAGCTACATCACCAAGGAGCTGGCGCAGTACGGCGACTACACCACCGTGTCCGACATGCTGGATCTGACGGCCATCGACGACGTGGTGCTGGAGATCACCGACCGTCACGGCAGCAACATGGGCCTGACCCTGGACACCGTGACCAGAAACGAGATCCAGCAGGGCAAGCAGGTGATCTATGCGCCCAAGCTGGGCGCCAACGGCGCCAAGACGGAGATCACCAGCCGCACGGCACTGGACAAGGACTGCCGCATGACCAGTGAGCTGGTGGCCAAGGCCGCGACCCAGCTGAAGAAGATGAACGCGCCCACCTTTGACGGCAAGTATGTGTGCATCATCCACCCCAGTGTGGCCTTCGACCTGCGCCAGGACGAGGCATGGATCGCCGCCCATCAGTACGCCGCCGCCACGGAGCTGTTCTCCGGCGAGATCGGCGAGCTGCACGGTGTGCGCTTTGTGGAGACCACGGAGGCCAAAATCTACCGCGGTGAGAATCTGGCCGGCGACGTCCGCAGCCTGAAGGTGAAGGGCAACACGGTCAGCGCCGCGGAGGTGGGCTTCCAGGGCGGCACCGTGGCAGCCAATGCGCTGGCAGGCCGCTATGTGATGATCGGCGGCAGCCGCTGCAAGGTCATCAGCAACACCACCGCCAAGCTGGTGCTGGACACCGAGGTGACAGCGGCGGAGGGCGACGCCATCTATCCCGGCGAGGGCGGTAAGAACGGCTGCGCCGTGTATGGCTGCCTGTTCATCGGCAAGGGCGCTTACGGCGTGGTGGATCTCAGCGAGGGAACGGAGGTCATCGTGAAGCCCCGCGGTAGCTCCGGCACCGCCGACCCGCTGGATCAGCGCTCCAGCGTGGGCTGGAAGGGCATCCACGCCGCGGCCATCCTGTACGATGAGTACATGGTGCGCGTGGAGTGCGGCAGCAGCTATTCCGACGAGGACAAGGCCAACTGACGGAGCGAGAAGCAGGGGCGGGCGAGTTGTCCGCCCCTGCGGACAGGGGATGCGGATTCCCACGCCAGTGTGCGGCGGGGCACGCGGGCCCCGCCCTACAGGGTGCGGAGGTCGTGCGGAGCGGACAGAGTCGTCCGCCGTGATAGAATATCTGCCGGTACCCGCGCGGTAGAGCACCAAGGCACCCACCGCGGCAGCGGGCAGCGTCGCGCGACAGCGCATCGCGGAAAGCTGTGGAGGCACAATCCTTTGAAC